TCATATCACAAAGTTTATGAAATATTCTTTATAGAATGTAAGTCAAATGGATATTTATCTAAGATAGAGAAGGAGAAAGCTGAATGGTATTTAAAAAATGGATATTGCTCACAATTTATGATTGCTAGTAAGAAGCAAGAAGGTAGAAAAATAGAAGTAGAATATAAGAAATATGGAACAGATTAATGTTAATGATTTCTATGACCCAGTTTATTTTCAATATGCTTATTTAAATCAAACTCCACATAAGAAGCAAATTGATGTATTAAGGTCATCTCATAAGAATAAGATTATTGTATGTGGTAGAAGAAGTGGAAAGTCTCAAATGATTGCAGGTGAGATTATTAGAGGATGCGTTTTAAACATTTATCCAAAGCAAATTCTTATAGCACCAACATATAAGCAGGCAATAATTGTATTTGATAAGATTTTAGAATTAATTAATAAGGCACAAGTGTTTAACGATTTAGATAGAGTTCAGCAATCGCCTCATCCTAAGATTTCATGGAAGAATGGAACTTATATTTGCTTTGGTAGTGCAGACAATCCGGATAGTTTAAGAGGAGATTATTATGACCGAGTATTCAAAGACGAAAGCGCATTTATAAAGAAAGGTGCTGACAATGCTATTAAACCGTTGACATATGATAAGGGTGCTCCAGTATGGGAAACTACAACGCCAATGGGGAAAGGAGAGGTATGGGATAAATGGATTAGAGGTAAGAATGGCGATGAAGATTATGGTTGCTTTCATTATAATTATAAAGATAATCCTTATTTACATGCTGATGGAATAAAGGATATTGAAAAGGATATTGAAGAGTATGGTGAAGATAGTATTTATGTTCAATGTGAAATTTATGGTAATTTTGTTGAGGATAGGGATGTTTACTTTAAGAGAGAGTTGGTTCAGAGTTGCGTTGTTGAAGGATTGAGTATTGATAAGTTGCCACACCCAAAAAGAAGTTATTATATTGGTGTAGATATTGCAGGAGAAGGAGAAGATGCAAGTGTTTTTATATCAATTGAAAGTAATGGCGATAATTTAGAGGTTTGTAATATTAGTAGTTATGAGAAGAATAAGCCAAGAGAAATTGATGGTACTATTAAGATATTAGATGATAAATATGATTATGTTTCAGGTGAGATTGATAAAACAGGAATTGGTGAAGGACCAGAAGATTGGATTAATGAGGTGTTAGGTGATGATGGAAGGATGAAAGGGTTACGATTTACTCAGCAATCTAAAATGGATATGTATAGCAATTTAAAGAAGTTAATGAACCAAGGTAAGATTAAATTGCCTAATCATAAAAAGCTTATATTTCAATTATGTGACTTTAGATATGAGGTTACAAGTACTGGCGGATTAAAATTACATCATTCAGATAGAGGTCATGATGACTATTGTGATGCATTAGCGTTAGCATGTTGGGCAGTTAAGAATTCTGGGTTTATAGGTTATTTACCAAGTATCGCATAGTAAATTATATAATTTAAAATATTATATTTAAAAATAATTTTTATTTATATTTTATATGGGATTTTTCGATTTCATAACAAGAAGAGCAAATGTAGAAACTTTTGAGTATGTTCCTGCTTATAGTCATAGTGCAGTTAATAATTTATTGAAAGAACAATTTAAAGGAGAGGTTAAGAAAGACGATATTAAGTTCCCAACAAAGTTAGGAGAAGAGCATCCATTTAATTTTGAAGATATGGAAAAGCTTTATAGAAAATTTGGCTTCTTTACCGCAGTTGTTGATAAATATGTTGACTTTATTGTTGGACCTGCATTTTATGTTACATGCGAAGATGAGAGAGCTAAAAAGATAATTGAAGACTTTATGAAGGATACTAGTTTTGATAGTTTATTGAGATTATGGTGTAAAGAAGGATTAACAAAAGGAAATGGTTTTATAGAAATTGGTGGAAGTCCTCAAAAAGGCATTGAAGGATTAAAGTTATTGAATGCAAATTGGATGTATGTTGAAAGAGATAAAAAAGGAAAGATAGAAGGTTATAATCAATTTAAAGGCGCATTTGAGAAGTTTGCACAAGAGAAAGTAATTCCATTTAAAGATTATCAGATTGCACACATTCCATTTAATCAAGTTAGCGATCATGCTTATGGGTTTGGAATAGGTTACACAGCACTATTACTTATGAACAATTTATTACAAAACTCTGGTGATATGCATATGATTATGAAGAGAAAGGCTAATTCTCCAATACACGCTAAGCTAGGATATGTTGATGGTCAAACAAAGATTATTCCTAAGCCTGCAGATGTTAAAGCGTTCGGTAAAGACTTAGAACAATTAGACAATAAGCATGAATGGGCTACAGACCCATTAGTTGATATGAAAGTTTTAGACTTTGGTAATATTGGAGATAAGTTTGAAGGTGTTTTAAAATATGATGTTGATATGTTAATTTATGCTTTTCAGATACCAGAAGTATTAATGGGAAAAGGTAATATTCCTGAAGGAATAGCAAAAGTTCAATTAGATGTATACCAAAGAAGAATTCAATCAATGCAATCTAATATTGAAAAGGTTATTGAAGAGAAAATATTTAGAAGAATATTAGATGCTAATGGTTTCAAGAAAGATGTTCATGTAGAGTTTGAATGGGGCGAACCAAGTTCATTCGCTATAGATAGTAAGATTCAAACATTCTTAGAAGTTATGAAATCAAATACTATATCAATGACATTAAAAGACTTAACAGAAAGGGAATTTGTTCAACTTATGAAATTAGATATAGATGAATACGAAAAAGGTAAAGAGGCAGAAGAAAAAAAGAATGAAGAGTTAGAAAGAGAAATGGCAAGACCACAACCAATTGTTCCTGGACAAAATAAAAGTTTTCCTCAAAAGGTAGCACCAAGAGCTCAGCAACCTAGACAACCTAAGCCAAAGGCGCTTAATCAAAAAGCAGACATTAAAGTAAAAAAAAATATGAAATGGAAAAGGAATTATGAATATGCTAAGAAATGTAATGTATGCGAAGGAAAGTTTGATAATATTAATGACGTTAGTGAGTGGTTAGGATTTCAATATAATAAGTATTTAAAATATATTCTAGCAGCATGTGGTGCTTATGACTTTGAGCAATTAAAAGCAATTACAGAAGCTGAAATCGAAGCTGGTTATTTATCAAGTGAACAAGTTACAAGCTTAAGAGGAGTATTAGAAACAGGATTTAAAGAAGGTCAATCTATCGATATAATTTCTAAAAATATTGATAAAAATGTTGGCATTAAAGATTTATATAGAATGAATGAAGAAGGCAATGTTATGATTGGGGCAGCAGGAATGCCAATTCTTCAAGTAAGTAAAGATAAGCGAAGTGTTAATATTGCAAGGACTGAAATTACAAGATTAGCAAATAAAGGAGCAGTTAAATATTATAAAAAGAATGGTGTAAGTAAAATAAAACATATTGCTGCAAATAGCGATAGAACATGTGTTGAATGTATGGAATTAGATAATACAATTTATGAGATTGGCGGCGAACCTGGATTACCAGTTCATCCAAATTGTAGATGTACATATGCGCCATTCGTGGAGTTGAAATAATGGAACAAATATATAAAAACTTATACAAAGACGATTTAGGAAGATACATGTTTCTAATGGACGACGATACAAAATACGTAGTTGAACAACAATCTTATTTATTATCTTATATTATAGAAATACTTTTACAAAATTCAATACAAGGCGGTAAATCAGGAGACTTAGAATGGACAAGTTAAAGTGTTTTATAATTGGGTGCAAGAATAGTGCTTTGGTGGAGTATGCTGGGGAATGGATTTGTGGAACATGTTTATTGAAGATTATGAGGAAGCAAAGAGAACATGCTAGAAGGGAATTGGAGGATTTAAATGCCAGTTAAAATATGTCCAAGGTGTAATCAAAGATATGTAGTTGGCTTTGATTGTAAAGATTATATTCATGAGTGCAATAGTGGTAATTTGACATTAGACCAAGATGATGTGGTTGTAATGGGTGATTGGGAAGATTTTACAGGTAGTGGTATTAAAGCACCACAAGCAGTATTGATGCAAGGAATACCAAATGAGTTCTTTGGAGAAAGACCGGGAATTGAAGGAGAGAATAAGGATTCAGATACATCAAGAGGTAATAGAAAAGCAACACATAGGCAAAGACAACACTTAGAATTTATTAAGGAGGTTCCAAATGTTCAAACAAATTAGTGAATTTATAAAATCGGGACTTATAAGCAAGAAGGATGAGGAAGTTAAATTAAAGGAGGAAGTTAAGAAATGGCAAAAGGAAAAATTCAAGAAAAAGAAGTAATAGAAACTGACCAAGATTGGAGAGATTGGCAAAAGACAATAAATGAAGAGAGCGAAGTAGAAATGCCAAAAACAATTAATAGAGATGAGCTTAATCTTAATCATTTTTTTAACGATATGAGTTTAATTGGAAAACAAGTTAATAGCGGTGGACTTAAGAAACCTACTTTCAATTATGGAGATTTAAGTGTTACAAATTATTTATTATGGTTAATGTTAGCAGAGTTGATGATGCTTAATAATAAAGCAGGAGAGAAATTATAATGGCAAACGATAAGTTTTGGAAATCTAAAACCAAATGGGCAGGAATTTTGACTGGTATAGGCTTAATGCTACCAGGAATTATTCAATGGCTTAATGGAGGAGTATTCCCTATAGCAAATGTATGGGCTGGAGCAGTCGCAATATTGGGAGTTTTTGGTGTTAGAGATGCAATTAATAAAAAGTAAATTTATAAATAATATAAAATGGCAGAAGCATTAGTAGATGGAACTGGAAGCGGTTACTATGTAGCTGTAACTCCAGAGAATGAATTAAAGGTTAGTTCAGTTACAAGTGGAACAAGCGTAATAAGTGGTACAACTTTAGATGATTGGACATTAAGATATAAGATGTTAATAGATTATGATGGTGGATATAATCCAATATATTTAGGTTTATCTGAACCAGGAACAAATACAGGGA